TGAAAGAGGTGATTCCAGTCGGCCTGATCCTTAGAAATCTGGACAACACCGAGTTCAGGCTTGTCGGGGTTGTAGATAAGACCGGGGATCGTCTTCAGATCCTTGTCTGCTGAGACAATCACCGTGTCCTTGTTCTTCTTCTTTCCTGTGGACAAAATGCCGAGAATGTCGTCTGCCTCTAAGTTGAAATTAGAGGCGCATTCGTACACGTCGGAAACGTAAGCCTTGGCGTGTGAATACGCAACAGGCTTTCGAGTGTTCTTTCGGTTCGCCTTGTAACTGGGCATGAAAGTTTTGCGCCAGTTAGAAGACCCACTCAAAGCAATGATCACGTCGGAAGCCCCAACGTCGCGCTTGATTTGGTTGATCTCGTTGTCGATCCGCTCCCGCACTTCACCGCCGTCGCTGTGAAGAGTCCAAAGATCATCGCCCCAGTAGAACGGCTGCTCTGCCGCGGACGTGATTTGAAACAGCAGGATGTCACCGTCGATAAGTGCGGTCAGCTTATTCTTCTTCTTCGACATTTTTGCCGGCCCCCTCAATCATCTTCTGCATCATTGTTCCTAGTCCGTGAACCGAATGCATTGACCCCTTCATAAAGAAGGTGTAGTTGTCATCCGTACTTGTCTTGTTGGCGTAACCAGCAAAGACGATTTCATCAAACCGCTTACGCAACTCGTCCAGGAGTTCCTTCGTTGTGAAGTACTCGATTGGCTGCATATTCGATTTTTTTGAGTTCTCTGAGCGACTCAATGCGGCGCCTCCTAGCTTCTGTGTTGGGCTTGAACTGAACGATCTGACACAAGATCGACGCTTGATCCTTCTTCTCTCGAAGATATGGTACGACAATTCGGCACAGGGCCAGGGCTTGAGAACCGCAAACGCGCCAAATGTATTGCGATCTGTTGTTGTTGTGTCCGCCCTTGCTGAGCCGTACTGATCCTCCGTACTTCGACTTGAGCCATTGAAGGATCTTTGGGTATGTGTTTTTGACCTCTACCGTCGGGGTGCTGTTCCAAAGAAAACAGCCCTCGCCATCCAAGTATCCCGCCGTATAGGCAAGATCAATGGGTGTCGGCCCAAGTAGCGCCGACTTTGTACTCTCCTGAAAGTGGGCATCTAAATCCGAATTGCTGTCCCGATTCCCGGATTGACTCGACCGCAGCGATACCAACCGCATCTGCTACCTCCTTGTTGCACTCGTATTGGATTTCGTCGTGAATGTGGGCCACCTGACGCACGAAAATCTTGTCAGCCTCAAATCGCTTGGAGGCAATGACCGTAGCCTTCTTGACCAGAAGAGCGCCGGCAGACTGGAGTAGCGTGTTAAGCGCTAGGTGCTTCGACCTGATGTGAAGCTTTCGGCCATCCAGTCCAACCAAATAGTTGCGGGTCTTGAGCGCCGCATCAATCGTGTCGCGAAGGCGCTTGAGGGCGGGAAACTTGGCGTAGAACGAATCCCTGAGCTTGGATCCCTTGGCCGGCGACCCGCCAACAATCTTCCCGATCTTGGCCGCGCCCGCACCATAGATCAAGGCGTAGATGAACGTCTTGGCTTGGTTGCGGGTTTCCAATCCAGCAGCCTTTTGATTTTCTGTGTGGACGTCGCCGTCGCAAACAAGGCGCGCATATGCCCCGTCATCAAACTGAGCCATGTAGTGTGCCAAGCATCGAAGTTCGAGGCCGGAAGCGTCCACACCGACAAGCACAAGGCCAGGAGAAGCCTTGAACAGGCTGCGGCACTCTTTGCCGTACGGGCTTCCGACGCGGGGGCATTGCGCCATGTTTGGGTTGGTGTGGGAGCACCGGCCAGTCACAGTACCGTTGGTGTTGACCCGACCGTGGATCTTTCCACCCCGCTCCAACTTTATCCAAGCGTTGTCTCCGTTTGAGATCTGACCCAACCGCTTGTCGATCAGCAGATACTCGGACAGAAGTTTGGCTTCAGGGTAATCAAGCGCACCCAAGACCTCTTCGTCAACTTGGGCTCTTCCGCTGTCCGTGAACTTCTCCGGCTTCCACTTGTACTTGCCGACCAAACCGTCGGCAATGTGCAGGCGACTTGCGGGATTGAATGGAATGATCTTCTGCTTCGTCTTTAGCTGAACGATCTTCGGCGGGAACATGTCTCGAAGACTCGACTCAATGTCAATCTTCCTGGCAGTCAGACTCGACATGAGGCGACGAGCACCGTCGGAATCAAACGTGAATCCGTTGCGCTCTTGACGCAGGAGAACTTCGGCAAACGAATGCTCAAGCTCAATCGCCTTTTGGGAATACTTCAGACCGAGGATCTTGCGATGCAGAGCCGCCGTAACGAGCACGTCCTGCTTGCAGTACTGAAGCATCTCGTCGCTGTAGGCGTCGAACGCGGCCTCCTTCTCGCCGTAGTCCCCCTTCAGGACGCCGAGCCTGTAGCCCCAAGCCTTGAGGCTATGGCTACCCCACAACTTCTTTGGGAAGTTGACGCGCCTGGAATCTTCATCAATGATTTCAGGCCAAATCAGTCGGGAGCAAATCAACGTGTCGATCCAAGCCCGAGGCTTGAAACCAAGCACCTTCGCCATGACTGGCAAATCAAACCGCATGATGTTGTGACCCACAACAGCATCCGCTTTGTTGAGTAGCGCCACAGATTCGCGTAGAGCGTTTGGGCCAAAGCCGCTTACTTCACCGAGTTTGCCTGAGTCGGAAGCAATCAGGGTGCAAACGCAATGGATCGTATTGAAGTCTGAGAGATTGAGCCAGTCGCTGCCGGCGTTGGTTTCTATGTCCATGTAAGCATACAACACTTCAATACCAACCTTCCCTTGATTCTGTTGCCGCCTCAGCGCTTCGCTTCTGCTCCAGCTTGATCACCGTGTCTTCCAACTCCTTTATGACATCGATGATCATGTGCTCAATCGACCACGCTGGATCTGCGCCTGAATTTTCTGCCTTCGCAGCAGCGACAGACCGCAAGTAATCAATGACGACTTTTCTCTTGTGGTCGCTTCTCATTTTCGGCCCTTTGTTGGCCACAACATGGTGCATAGGCAGGCCAGAACTCCGGTCAAGATGCCGAAGGAATAGACCGCAAACAAGAACACCGACAAGTCAAATTCGCTCACTTGCCTTCTCCCTTGTTCGCGTTCGCTTCAATCAGCTGCTTCAGTTCACCCTCAATTCGGACGATCTCGTTGTACGCGGCCATCAGAAGAGCGGGTAGATACTCAATGTGCGCGTTGAGTTCAGCCGTCTTCTTCATGGCGATCGCCACCATGTTCGTGGTGTTCGGATCGGTCATTTCCTGCGTGGTTTCCTGGACTTGTTCCTGTTCCATTTCGTGCTCCTTATGATTCGACGTCAATGAACTGAGAGATGTCGGGTTGGATGGCTACTTCCATCAGCCTTCCCGTGTCACGATCATACTCCAAACAAGCGCACAGACCGTTGTCGCCACACCAGCGATTTTTCAAGATCCTGACTGACGTCCTGTGTGGGTTCTCGATGTCCTGCTGATTGCGCTCCAGACCGATGCAGCAGTCCGACAACTGAGCGATGGCGTGGCTACCACGCAGTTGGCTCAGGCTAGTTTGAGCGCCCTCCTCGTGGCCCTGGCCGGCGGGGCGCTTAAGGTGGGACACGACGAACATGCTGATCTTCGTCTCCTCAACGAGCGACCGCAGCTTCGTCATCGTGTTGTCGATGATCCTACGCTCGTCCCCCTCATCCAGGCCGCTGACGACGATGCTCAGGTGATCCAAGAAGATGTGGGTGCACCCCATGCCACGAGCCATGTACCGGATCTGAGAAATGAGGTTGTCAGATTCACAGGATCCCCAATGGTCGTAGAGAACGATGTTGCCCTGGCCGAGAGTCGCATCAAACGCTTCGCGCTTCTGATCCATAGTCACTTCGCGGTCCTTCCAGAAGTACCGAGGAATGCCCATATGGAGCGCCATCAGGTTCTCACCCGTCCGCCGCACGTTCTCCTCAAGAGCGATGTAGCCGACCTTAGCCCCCTTCTGCATGAGCCAGTAGGCCAACTCTCTGCACACGGAACTCTTGCCAATGCCGGAGCCGGACGTAATCGTGACCAACTCTCCTGAGCGAATACCCATCAACTTTGAGTTGAGTCCCTCCCAAGGGTAGGGAATCGTCGGCACGTCTTCGTCCGTCGAAATGATCGGCCACATCTCTTCGCCGGGAATGACCCCGTCAGGACGGAACGTCTTTGCTGCCCAGATCGCATCCACGACCTCCTTGCCCTTGGATGCCATCAAGCACTCGTTCGGATCCTTTCCAGGGAGGTTGCTGACGATCTTGACTTTACCCGGTGTAAACAGCAACGCACATTCCTGAGCCGCAGCCTTGCCGGCGTCGTCGTTGTCGAAGCACAACACGACAGTCTCAAAGCGTTCCAACCAATCGATGCTCTTGGCGATGTACTTCGACGCGCTTTGGGCGCCGTGAGGGATGCTGACGACTGGCCACTTGTTCCCGAACAATTGCGATACGGTCAGAGCGTCAATCTCGCCCTCGCACACCGTGATCATCTTGCCCCCGTCACGCCAGAGGTGTTGACCAAACAGAGACATCTTGTCCGCATCCCCGAGGATCGCAAACTTCTTGTTCTTGTAGCGAACCTTCTGGGCGACAGGACGACCCGACTCGTCGCAGTAGTTCGCCACTTGCGCCGGTACGCCGTTGATCTTTGCGACGCCGTATCCCCACTTCCTGCACGTCTCCTCAGTCAGTCCGCGCTTAGGGATAGACACAATCTCTTGGCTGATCAAGCTCATAGCCGTCTTCGTCCTTTCGTTGGTTGGGACAGCACAGCGGGCTCCGTCTGCCGGCTCATAGCGCCGACAGCCAAAGCACCAAGCGTGGCCGTCATCGAATCTTGCGAGGTTGTCTGTTGAACCGCAACTTGGGCACGGTTCGTGCTGAACAAACTTGCTGTTGGTTCTCATCGTATTCTACTGTGAGCGAAATTCCTGGGGTGGTTCCAAACGTCTTGACCCCAGTCATGGTTGTGATCTGATCGTCATCTAACCACAGGATGCCGTTGAAAACGTCCAAAGTCTTTAGGTAGTTGTCAACGTCTCCGCCAGGCCACCGCCGCTTGGTGGTCTTCGGCCGACCGATGGTGTTACCCACAC